ATGAAGTAGAAGTTAGGGCTTTTGGTACCACTTCTCAGGGACAAGCGCAACGAGTGGGAAGATGGATTTTATTAACAAATCAATTAGATACGGAAACTGTTACGTTTAAAACTGGCACAGAAGGATTTTTTTTGTTACCAGGGGAGATCATTGGTATTGCAGATCCAACCAAAGGAGGGAAGCGCTATGGGGGAAGAATTACTGCAGCAACAACAATTGCCATTACCATTGATTCTCCATTCACTCTGCTGAGCGGCAAATCCTACACACTCACTGTAATGCTTCCTAATGGCTCCCTAGAGAGCCGTACGGTGCTTAACAGCCCTGAGACCACTTCTGTACTCAGTATTAATCCAGTTCTGTCTGAAGCGCCCGTACAAGGTGCTCCTTGGGTGTTACAGGAGGATGCTGATGGCATAAGAAAATTCCGTGTGATTTCCATTAATGAAGACGACGGACGAATGACAGTAATTGCTTCTTTATATAATGAAGACAAATTTGCTATTGCTGATAGCCCTCAACTAGGTTCTAAGCGTGTTTCACTCTCTAGACTGCAAACAATACCACTGGTAACACCAGGCAGTATTATTCTTGGAACAAGACCATAATGGCTTACAATGAAGTGGCATGGGACTATCCTCAATATTCGTCATATTCGATTCTTAATGCAGCCGTAAATCCAGCTATTTGCTGGCATCCATTGCAAAACAATCCATTTATTGGTGCGTTTGACGTGGATTATCTGGACGTTGAAAATAAACTATGGGTGAATATTGGACGCACTGCTACTAATTACATTCGTTTTCCCAATGATGATTACAGCGGGCAAGGGGTTTATCAAATTAGAATTGCTACAATAGGTATCAATGGCATTCGCTCTCCTTATGCTTATAGCACAGTAGCATTTTCCAGCCCTCTATCGTTTGACTTTACAACAAATCAGACAGTAAGATTGGTAAATGGTACCGAAGTGCCTAACCAGCGCTATCTTTTCTTGATTCTTTAACATGGCAAATCTTTACGGACTTGATGCTGCTGGCAATGCTGCCTACGTAAGAGCCACTGGCGCTGGTGCCGTTGGCGATCCATTCATTGTGAATAATGATTTATTCACTTCTGAATTGAAAAGTGCTTTTATTACTGGCACGGCTAGTGCAGATGTAATTGCAGCAGTAAGTAGCCGGAAATTAAGAGTGATGGCTATGACTATCACTTCAGTATCGGGCTGTACGGTGAAGCTTCAAAGTGGTGCATCAGCAGACAAAACACCTCCATTTCATATTGCTGCTAATGGTAATCTGGCACAAAGCAATCCATTGGGGCTTTTTGAAAGTGTAATTAGTGAAAAGATTAATGCTGTGGTAAGTGGTACCACCACTTATACGGTGATGCTTTCATATCGAGAGGTGGCATGAGCGTTTTTCTTGCTACTAAACTTGTTCCTCAAATTAATTTGCATTTATTGCGTAGAGATTTTTTTGATGGCATTAGCTTGTTACTGCAAGATAGTGATGGAGAACCATTTGATTTAACTTCAGTAGAAGTGTGTGCTTCCGTATGGAAAAACACAACTGCTGGAGCACTATCACAAGTTACTGCTTTTAATGTGGAAAAGCAGGAGCCACTTCGCAATGGTGTGGTAAGGCTATGGCTCACGTCTTCTCAAGTGGCAACAATTTGGGATGCAGCGCAGGAACCACAAAATGCAGCTATTAGTCAAAGTTTCTTTCCCACTACTTACACTGAAAATGAAGTGCAAGGTTCATTGTCGTGGGATGCTCGCATTGAAAAACAAGACGAATTAGCTAGTTTAGTTAGTGTTAGCAGTGGTGTATTTATTTCTCAAACTAATCATGGTCTTGGTGCTACAGAACGAGTGGTATTTAGTGGTACCACCACTTCCAGTGGCATCAACTACAATGGCACAAGTGCTCGCATCTATACTAATTTGACGGGCCTTACTTACGTTGCTCCTTATTCTTTTACCATTGCAGCTCTTTCTGGTGTTACAGCCTCAGGAATTGGTGGAAAGGTTTATAGACTAAAACAAGATACTGCAGTGGGCGGCGGAGTAATCGTAGGCACCACTTTTTCCAATTGTTTTCCTTGAGGAACCATGGCTGATTTAAAAGAAGGCGTATCAGTTGTAACGGTAGGACGTACAGCACCAATTCCTCCTGGTCCGCAAACAGCAGATAAAAGCTTGCCAGTAGTAATTGCTTCTGATCAAGAAGCCGTGCCAGTGGTGGTGCAAAACCAGCAAATCAGTGAAGTTAGCTTGAGCTTGCTTGGTATTCCTCGTGCTGAAGTGGCGCTTGGTATTTTTGCTGATGTTACCACTTATGACATTAATCCTAATGAATGGGCAAGTGAAGGAACAGGGGCCACCACTCACATTGCTTCTGAAAGTGCAGCTAAAGTCGCATTAGGTACAGCCGCTACTAATGCATATCAAATATTAAGCAGCAAACGTTTTTTTCGTTATCAACCAGGACGAGTTAGTGCTGCTACTTTTGGTTTGCGCGTAGATTTAAGCACAAATATTACTGATATTAAAAAATTTGGTGCTTTTGATAAGCGCGATGGTTACTATTTGGAAGTGCAAGGCGGAGGGCAAACTGCTATTGGAGACAAAGAAACTAACTTTTATTGTGTAAGACGCACCAGTGCATTTGAAAGCAATGAAAGTGGCATTCGCACTGCAAATGTTAGTGATGGGGATCGTGGTACAGCAGGCACTGATTTGGTGATTGTTCGCGCAGGTCTTACTTATATTCATGCTGCTTTGTTTGATTTAAGTTTACAAGGTGTTGGCAATAATATTGGCAGTAATGCTTCAACTGATGGCACTGCTACTGTTGCTGCAAATTATTTAGTAGTGCCTAACTCTGCCCGCTACACTTATGAATATCGAGTGCCACGTAAGTTTTTTAGTCATGACCGTCTAGATGCTTTAACTCGCACTCAATACTATTCAGACAGAACCCCTGGTGGAGATAGTTTTAGCGTAAGCATTGGTGGTACAGCGGGCTCCCCTAATGTTACTTATACACCAGGAACTGCTGTTACCACTGACGAAGGTGATATTGAAACAAAACAAAGCGTATGGGATATAGATTTTTCAAAAGTTACAATGTATAAAATTGAATATAGTTGGTATGGTGCTGTTGGTGGTCATTTCTTAGCTTATGTGCCAGATGCTACAACAGTAGGAGAGGCTCGATGGGTGAGGATTCATCATTTGCGAGCTTCTAATCAACTAACAAGCCCTAGTCTCGCTAATCCAACACTGCCTATTTCATACTTAGTGCAGAAAGGAAGCAGTGGTAATGCAAATAGTTTATATAAATATGGTGCATCTTATTATATTGATGGTGGTGATAAAGGAACAATTACCGCTCGCTCACAAAGTAATTCAATAGACAGAAGCGTAACAACTAGCGGCACCATGCTGCTTGCATTGCGCACCAAAAGCACAGTAGGAGCTAGTGCCATTCGCAATCGGATGCAAGTGTATCCAACAAGAATGGGGATTGGTGGTGATGGTAGGGCTGTAGTAAAACTAATTAAAAATCCAACTCTTGTATCTGGAACACCTTCATTTACTTCTGCTGATTCACTGTCTCCCATTGAATTTACTACTACCAGTGGAATTACAGTGGTATCTGGTGGCACTACAGTTGCAACATTTTTTGTAGGAGCAGGCGGCGTAGATATTGATTTGGCGCCATATTTTGGTTATAACAAAGACTATTTGTCTTATCCATTGACTGCAGCATCAGGAGATACATTGTATGTATTCGGGCAAGGATCTGCTGCTACTGTTAGCATGAGCGCTAGTTTAACCTGGGAAGAGCAAGTGTAGGCAAAGCTTATGACATTTCAAGAAGATCTTGAAGATTATTACCAGTTGGAGGAAGATGTTGAAGCACTAGGGTTAATTGAAACAGAAGCCGAGTTAATTGATTTTGCTAGTGGGGTGGATTTAATTGACGGTAATACCAGTGAGCAACTAACGGGAGAAAGCTTTGAATTTCAAGCATTAAGTGAGTCTTGTTATCCAGTTGTAATTACAAATGATGAAGATGGACCTGCGCTAGTTAATGTAACTAATAGGCAACAAAGTGAAGTTGATACTAGCTTACTGGGGATTCCACGTTCTGAAACTGCATTGAGTTTACTGGAAAACGTAAATATCTATGGTGTAAATACTAAAGAATGGACGTCCGACGGTTTCTACACCTATTATTTAGACCCTTCGGACTGGACTTACAGGGATAGTTATGGCATCTTCAATCGCCATCTACCAACAGAAAGTGCAGTGCAGGCATATTGTTTTCCACCTCCCGTAAGTTTTCCTTTTACCATTGATGACAATAGTGGACGCTTCCCTGGTGGTTATACCAATGGTGTGATGAATGCATATTGGGAAACTAAGCGTACTTTTCGCTATCAACCAGGTCGTGTTACTGGATTTACTTTTGGCACACGAATGTCTACTGGCAGCAGCTATGCCGGAGAAGTGGTGCAATGGGGATGCAGGAATGATTATGGAGATGGTTATTATTTTCAGTTAGAAAAAGGCACCGATTTATTTATTATCTATCGACGATTTAATTCTATTCTTAATACCATTGAAGAAGTGAAATTCCCTCGACTAGAATGGACTGGAGATAAAATTTTAATTAATGAAGGGTTAACAAATTGGGGCCTTGATTTGTCAAGAGTAACAATGTTTAAAATTGAATTTAGCTGGTATGGCGCCGTAGGAGCTAAATTTTTAGCTTATGTACCAGTAGATCATGACGAAGCACGATGGGTGGAATTACATTATGTGGTAATTGAAAATCAACTTGAATTTCCAAGCTTAAAAAGTGCTTTCATGAAAATGTTTATTCAAGCACGTAATACCGCTGGAGCTGTAAATCCTGCTTTCATTAATTTATATGGCAGTAGTGTTTATATTGATGGTGGTGATAAAGGCACTGTTACTCTTGGTAGCGCAGCTTTAGGCGGAGCAAAGAATATTGATAGTACAAGTAGAGCAATTTTAGGCTTACAAGTAAAAGGGCAAATTAATAACATAGATAACCAAAAAGCAGTTTATCCAGTTAGTTTGGCTGCATTTGCTTCCACGGAAGCTCGTTTTGATTTAGTGCTTCAAGGAAATGGAACGGGAGCAGGGGAAAGTTATTATTATGGCAATGGCACTAATTTAACAAAATCGGCTAGTTCTGGCTTAACTATAACTCGTGTTAATGACAACGTATTGCAAATTAGCGGAGGTACATTTGCTGATATTTCAGCAGAACTAAGTGGCTCTACTAATTATTTAACTGGTCGTCGTGTGCGCGTCACAGGAACTAATATTTTCAACACGCATGTTGTAGCAATCAATCCTGGACTCACTCAAATAACAACAGACAGAGCCATCCCAGCAGGCACCACATCAATTCGTCTATCGCGCATGAATAGCTATGCCATTAGTAGTGGCATCACGCCTACAGGCGCTAGTGGTGCTACTGGCTCGATCTTTTTTAATAGTGGAGGCGGTCAATGGAGACTAGGCGCGTGGTTTCAAGCTAGTGGTGCATATAGTACAAGTCAAGATGTTATGTGGTTCGCTAGTAAATATACAGGTTTAAATTTTGATAGGAATGGTAATATTGTAGGAGAGATAGATTTACCTTTTGAACCTTATAGGCAAGCTGAATTTTCAATTACTTTTCCCAGTGGCACTTCTAATACATTGGTATCATTTGGTGGTACTATTCGCACTTTAACTGGCGTGACCAATCCTTGGCCCATGGTATTAGTAGCAGAATTAATGGATAGCTCGCAATTAAATGATGTGGTATTAGCTTTAGGCACTCCAACAGAACGTATAACACCAAACAGTGGCTCTACAACAGCAATCACTCAATGGGCCAACGCAAGTGGGCTTACGCAAGATACTACAGCGGCAGGAGGTGCTGTAACGATTGCAAATAAATTTGAAGGATCATCTTCTGACCCGCTATCCGCAGTGCTTGTTGATACACAAGGTTATCGCACTTTATTTGCCCCTCAGCGAGTAGCTACATATTTCTTGGGAGCGAATGAAATGAAACAGTTTGATTTAAGTGGTTTATTTGGTCCTGACAAAATGTTTATTACTGGTAAGCCCGGTACAATAAACAACAGTGGAGCGCTATTTGTCGTTGCTACTGCTAGGGTTGGAAGTGGCGTTGCAAGTGCCACTCTTAACTGGGAGGAACAATAATGGCATTACCAGGGCTGATTAGTGCGAATAATTTAAGTGATGTAGCAAGCATTGAAGCAACATGGGACAACTTGGGCAATGGTGTTCAATATACAATTACAGGTGTAACAACAATTACCATTAAAGGAAAAGATATTCTTGCGCTTAGTAATGTTAGAAATACTTCTGTTCGTGATTTTGTTTTAATAAAAGGGCTTACGACGTTAGTCCAACCTCGCCTTACCACTGCTGTTGATACTACGTCTGCAACTGTTGTTGTTGAAGAAAATTCATTACTAAAAGCTTCCCCTATTTCATCAGGTGTTTTTTTAATTAATAGAGGTGCATTAACAGCATCCGGCTTAAGAGTGAATGGAACACCACTGGCTTCATTATCTTCATCGCCATTTTCCGGTTCTACTGCATTATTCCCCATTGTGTTATCTTCTTTAAAATTAACTTCAGCACTTCGATGGACACCAGCAATGACATCAGGGATACTTTCATCTCCAGATAAAGCTGTTCCCATTGAAACTAATGAATTTATTTTATTTGCTAAAGTGGGGCCAAACTAATGGTACAACAATACGGTTTTCGTGCTGCTAGCAATTTATCAGAAATTTTAAATAGAAATACTTGCTGGGATAATTTAGGTTTTGATCGTCGTGATTTAGCTTTATTGGTTAATACATCCGCTTCAGGCGTAGATAGCAATGACTACCAGGCTATTATTGGTCTTTCCAGCTCGTTAGAAGAGCAAATAGTAGCTGCACTGTCTGGTTCGTCTGCGGCGGCTGCTATTTTTGCTCAAAAAATTAATAAAAATGGAGATTCATTTATAAGTAATATTCAAGCTGATATTGTTAATAATGACCGCCCCTTCACTGATGCGGCTAATATTATTTATGGGCCATCTACTGCTAGTTATTTTTCTCCTACTATTTCAGGCGACTATAACACAGGAGCGGAATATAAATTAGGAGCAGTGCGGTCAACTACTATTACTGTTAGTGGTTTTAATTATAATGGCACTGTTTATGATTGGTCTAATTATTATGTACGTTACAAGCAATATTTAACAATAGGGGAGCAACCTTCATGGACTACAAGAAAAAGCCCTCTTTACCTTGCACCACCTTCTGCCTATAGCTCCAATCGAATTTGGTTGGATTCCGAGCATAGCTCGTTTAATTTGGATGGTAGTAATGGCGTGGTGCAATGGCGAGATGTCTTGGGTCGCACGATAGCCCAACAAGACACTTCAGCTAATAGACCTATTTACACCATTAATGTATTAAATAGTAAACCTGGTATTGTTTTTGATGGAAGTAATGATTCTTTATCTTTTGGTAATATTGCATCGTCTTTTCCTGATGCTGCAACCATTGTAGTTGTTGCTTCCATTGGGGAATCAGTAGCAAGAGGAGATAGTGATTTTAATATTTTTAGCACGTTGAACAATACATCACCTCGATGGCGCAGTGGTGACGGAAATGGTGATTTTGGTGTGTTTAGCAATGCAATTTTAAGTGATTTTCCTCGTAATATGTCAGCAAATGGCACATTAGTATTTAGTGTGCAAGCAAGTCAAGATTATGGCATTGAATTACGGATTAATGGTAATCGTTGGGATTTTTTAAGCAATCGTTTTACAGCTCAATTCACTTATAATGCAGGTTCGGAGTATCGCTTGGGAGCCAATGCTAATGCAAGTGCTGGTTTTTTTACTGGCACTATGTTTGCTTTTGCGGCTTTTGACACGCTATTAAGCACAAAAGAGTTAAGAAGTGTTGAAGAATACTTTGCTTGGCGCTATGATTTTGTATATGATCCCGACCGTTCTCAACCAATAGAATTAGAAGACGGTCAACCGCTGCAAACAGAAGGCAGCATTTCTTTCATCCTCGGTTAAACAATGACTAAAATTTCTGCCTTAAGCGACATTGGATCTGCATTAGCTGATGGTGATGCATTTGTCATTCAAGATGTAAGTGATGGTGTAACACCAAACAAAAAAGTAACCGTAAGTGGCATTCGCACTTATTTAGGCGTAGGAACCAGCCCGTTCTATACGGACATCATGGTAAATACCACACCATTTATTTGGAATCAAACTAACGATACTTACTATGAATATCGCAACACTTTAAATTTAGGTACTTTTACAGGGCCTGCGGCTGCAGGAGCTGGCTATACCACTCAGCCTGATTTACGAGTGCATAGTTCAATGAGGCGAGTGGGAGTGCATGCAAGTGGTTTTGTTAATTATTATTTAGATGGTGCAGATAGTACATATCTTGCTGGTGAATGGTTAAAAATTTACGAAGGAGAGAATAAAGCTGGTAATGGTAGCACTAATAATTATATTCGTAGTGGTTTAAGCGCATGGGTGAGTGGCACCACTTACAACTTCCGTAATCGTGTTACTCATGCAGGAGCTGTATGGGAATGTATTGTACCCATCACCTCAGGCACTCCTGCCAATGGTTCTGTTACGGCCACAGGAATTATTAATACGGCTGCAAGTGGTAATGTAATGGTGGAAGTGCCTGAATTTTTTGTTCGTATTGATTGGAATGATGGCTTGGGATGGAAGAATGTAGCTGGTGCTGATGTAGATGGTGAATATAAATTATTGGTGCCATCAGGATTGTCTACCACTGATCCATTGAGAGTTTATTATGTGTTGCCTAAAACAGAATATGATGGTTTAGGGGCAGGAGAAAAAAGCAAATGGATTAGGCATCCAGCATTTTGGGCGAGTGGAGATACTACAGCGCAATGCACTGTATATATTGATGGCACTAATGCAACTGTTTTTGAACCATCGCCTTATGTAGGGCAGCGTGATGCTAGTGGCGTAACAAGAGTGTGGAATGGTAGTGCATTCGGTTATTACACGAGCAGTGGCACTGCTACGACAATTAGCGGCTTTAATGCTAATTCTGCCATTCGTTATCGTTACATTGCTGCTTATCAAGGCACTACTGACGGCAC